TTATATCAAGTATTTATTGGGGTTAAAACAAAAAAGCCAATCTTGCGATTGGCCTTTAATTTATTTAGTTAATGCGATTTTATATAATACACCATTGATATAAAGTGGTAGTTGGTTATTTTCAATTGGTAGAGTTTTAATACCAATTGAACCATCAGCACTTAATACGATTCCGTTATTACCTGCACTCCATGATGCCTGACCTAGAGCTTGTACAATTCCTGGAGTAGCTAATACATCAGCTTCTGCCATTTTAGAACCGTCAAACGTCCAGCGGAAACATACACCAGCATAGAAACGGTCTTTTGCAGAAGTTTCAATGATAGCGACAGAGTTCATAACATATGGGCCGAGCTTAACATATACAGTACAATCAGTTTTAGTACTTACATACATAACATCCTGAACTGCACAAGAACCTTGACCTTCCCATGTCATACCAATTGCACTTGATTTCTTTTGAATCCTGATAGTAGCTTCACCGTTACCATGACGACCATTTCCTACTTCATTGGTATTCATCGAAGATGAGAAACCAAGTGAACCAAGAATACGAATATTAACAGTATCACCATCATTAGGAACAAATACTGAACCTACTTTAACCCAACCAGAGGTTGCTGAGTTATTTGAGAAACGGTTTTCAGAAGTTAAGAAACCATAGTTCATTGAACCGGTACTTCTAAAAGCATTGTGTTTCATTTCAGTACTACCATCTTCCCAAATTGATAACCAGCGGGTTTTAGTTGGGTCGGTTGTAGTAATATCTGAAGTACCTTGGAAGTTCTTTTGTTTCATGATGAATTTACAGAAAGTCATGTTTAATGGATTTAAACAATCTTCCATACTTAGTCCATCAATAATCCATCCACCATTTGATAGGTCGCCTGGGTTAGTAGTTTTCTCAATCCATCCGTTATAGATAAATGATTGAGTACAACGTTGCATATCAAAAACCTGAATATCACTTTTACAGTTTTGGATATTGAAGTTACTTAGTTCACATGCAGTAGTATGATCCCATGAACCAGTTTTAGAACCTGACCAAGTTGCACGGATAACACCACCTGAACAATTACTTGCGTAGAATTGGTCAATTTTGGTATCAAGTGTATCGATTAGGCTAATACATAAACCACCCACATTTTTGAAACGAAGGTTACCCATACGAACGAATTGACCTTCAATACCAATGTTTTCGAAGAAACCTTTAGTATTGTCAGCTTTATCAGTTTCACCATCTACAAAAAAGTTAGCTACTTCAGACCAACGTGCTTTTACTTTAACCATAGGTCCAGAAGTTCTATCAGAAACTAGTGTTGTAGCTGGGAAATATCCATAAGATACCATTGCACCTACCATTCTGAAAGTTGAGGTATTACTGGCAGATATATCAAACCCGTTTAATTTAAAAGTACCAGCAGGGAATTGAATTCCAAGTCTAGCATTATATTTTTGTGACCATTTGTACATAGCAATACATGAATCAGTACAATCAGTTGCACCATCTGGTAGAGCACCAAAGTGTGTAACGTTTAGCATATTTTGGTCTTCAATAACGCGTTTCCAGCGTGCACCTTTAGCTGTAACAATGACGGTACTGCCATCACTTGCAGTTGAACGGTCAGCAGAATCGTAGTAGAAATATCCACCACCAACGTTTTTATCTTTAAAATATGATTTGACACGAATGTGTGTAATAGAGGATGTAGAAGGTTCAATTGCTTTTAAGTCAGTAATTGATTCTACGGTATATGAAGCAGCGAGTGCAGTTGATGCCATTGAAGTGGCATTATCGATGCTGGTCTTGAAAACACTTAAGTCTGGTAATACTGTATCTGGCTGTTTGACATAATAACCATCTTCTTTTTTGATTAGAATATTTTTTTCAGCAGAACTAAGTTGAATATCAGGAATAATACCACTAATGTTTAGGGTGCCTGATACTTGAAAGTTGTTATTTAAATTTGACATACATTATCCTTTCACGATATGTTAATTGTATATTATTAATATACTAGGTATTTACCTCATGAAAGCCAAAAAACATGCTCTACGTAGACAAAAAAAAGCCGACAAAAGTCGGCTTTTTGTTTCTAATTATAAAGATACACCATCCCATGAAGCTGCTGAACGCAGATCTTCATAGGTAGTTGCTGCATTAATAGCAACTTTAATACTACGTGCTTCAATAAACAGATTACGTGTCCAAACTGCAAGTTGATTTGCAAATGCCTTGAAAGTTACCAAATCCATAGGGATTTGTTCTCCGTCAACGGTTTCCCAAACTAAATTAGCTGGAAAATTTGCTTCATCAGAAATTGCATTTAAAAGCATTAACTGAATATTACTACGATTTGATAAACCAGAATTAAACTTTTTATCTTGGAATGTAAATCCAGCGTAATATAAATTCTCACGCATTGAATCGACTCTATTGATAAGGTCCATTCTAATATCATCCAAAGGCATTAATTCATAAATGTATGTATTGGTAACTACCGCATTTTCTTCAGAAAACTCTACAGTTTTCTCTTTGAAAATCATAAATTCACCAGTATTAACATACTTATCTTCTTGAGTCCAGAATCCTTCAGCACGGCGGGTATCAAGGTCTAAGACCGAGATATCACCGTATGTATTTCCTGTTTTGTTACCACGAACGTTAATGGTATTGGTGATTGTTTTAAGAATCACCCAATTATTCCCATTTTTTACTACTGACAAGTAAACCATCGTTTATCTCCTATTATGGGCGTTGTGCGATGAACACATCAAATGTTGAACCGATACCGCAATAAACAACTTGGCAAATACTTACAGAACCGGCAGTGGTATTTACTGAACCACCGATAACTTTGTAAGAAGAATCCCAAGTTACAGTACGTCCACCAGTTGCATCTTGGGTTACATATATAAACCATGAACCTGCACCTTTAGTTGTTGCACCAGTAATAGGCTGGATAGTAGTATTTGATGAAACGGTAACGTTATAAACGTTAGAAGTACCATCAGGAGTCCAAGCAGTAGTACTTACAGTTTCTGCTGCATGTTGTGCCACATAGTAAGTACCAGTTTTGAACGAAGTAGTTACTAAATTAGACAAGTCAGTAGTTAAAGTACCAGTTATAGTAATATCTTTAACAGTTACTGCATTTGCAAAATTACTTGTTGCATTAACAGTTAGTGTATTAGTTGAAGAATTACCTAATGTTGTATTACCAGTTACGTTAGCAGATGCTAATGTTGCAAGACCGGAAACCCCCAAAGTACCAGTTAGTGTAGTATTACCTGCACTTAGAATACCTAAAGTAGAATTACCTGTTACGCCTAGAGTACCACTTGCAGTTATATTAGTTGCTGAAACCGCCGCTAGTGTAGAAGCACCTGTTACACCTAAAGTACCGCTAGCAGTTACGTTTGTTGCTGAAACAGCAGCCAAAGTTGAAGTTCCAAGAACTTGTAATGTTGTTCCAGCTTTGATAAGACCTGTAGTAGTAAGGCTTTTTACAGTTACATCTGAAGTAGTTTGGTCAAGAGTACCGATAATTCTACCAGTTACGGTGAAGTCACCAGTTGTTACTGCATTACCATTAATTTGTAAGTTGTTATTAGTACTACCTGATGCTCCGATTACAGCAGTTGCTGCGGTAACTGAAGTAGTAGCAGTAATAGAACCACCAGCAGTAATGTTTGCCGAAGCAAATACACCACGTGGAGAAATATCACGACCAGACAAGTTAATTGATGCGTTAATTGTACCTGTTACAGCTAAATCGCCGTTGAATACTGAATCACCAAATACGTTTACTACTTTAGAAGAATCAACAGTACCTGTACCAACAGTCAAAGTTGTTACAGAAGTTGCTTTCATTGATGCAGTTGCACCATTAACGGTCAATATACCACCAACTGTTGTATTACCAGTTACACCTAAAGTACCACTTGCAGTTACATTAGTTGCAGATACCGAAGCTAAAGTAGAAGCACCAGTTACACCCAATGTTCCGCTAGCAGTTACGTTAGTAGCTGAAAGAGCAGCTAGGGTTGAAGCACCAGTTACACCTAAAGTTGTTCCAACTGAAACAGCAGCAGCAGTAGTTAATGAGTTCGCAGAAATGTCTGCACCAGCTAAGTTTAGTCCACCAGCAGGTGTGAATGTTCCATCAACAGTTACGTTACCAGAGAATACCGAAGCAGAACTGAATGTTAAACTACCACCACCAAGTTTAGAAATAGCACCAGTTACACCTAGAGTTCCACCTAATGTAGTGTTTCCAGAAGTAGATAGGCTAGATAGTGAAGTTGCACCAGTTACACCTAAAGTACCACCAATTGTAGTGTTTCCAGAAATCTTCGGAGCACCAGTAATAGTACCATCGGTAAGAATTAATGCAGCACCAACAGTAGTTGTTCCAGTACTTGAAAGACTTGCAGCAGCAAGATTAGTTGCACTTAGATCAAATGCACCATCAACAATCAAATCACCTTTAACGTGTGTATTTCCGTTTGATACTAATGATTTAACAGTTACGTCAGTTGTACTTAAATCGATAATACCAGCAGTTAATGTCCCACTAACACTTAGATTTCCTGTGATTGCAGTTGATTTACCAATTGCCACAGTAGCGTTAGCTGAAGTAATATTACCATTTAAAGTAGTTACACCAGAAACAGTTAATGAAGTAGCTGAAACACCAGCAAGTGTTGAATTGCCTGCAACAGTGAATATACCACTTCCGGTAATGTTAGTAGCATTAATTGTACCTAAAGTACTTGCACCAGTAACATTTAATGTGGTTGATTTCAATGTAGTACTTGTTAGTACTGGAAGTACAGATTCTAAAGTTGCACTCTGAACAGTTATTTTATCTTGTGCAATTACAGATTTAACGAACAAATCAGTCGTACTTAGATCAAACGAACCAGCAACAGTTAAGTTACCACCAACGTTTACATCACCACTTGTATCTACACCAGTTACGGATAGAGTTGAACTACTTAGATCAATGCTTCCAGCAGTTAGTGTACCAGTTACTGATAGATTTTTAGCCATAGTAACATCAGATGTGAAGTTTACTGCACTTGCACCATTTCCGATAGTTGAACTTAATAGTGAGCCAGCAGTTACTGAACCGGTAGTAGTTAATGAACCAACAGTTGTTGCACCAGCAGTTAGAATACCTAAAGTAGATGCTCCTGTTACTGCTAAAGTAGTGCCAATTGTTGCACCAGCAGTTGTAGCAACTGTGTTAGGTTTAATGTCTTGTCCATCGACATTTGCTGTTACTGTTACGCCAGTAGTTGTACCAGTTACTACTAAATCTTTAACAGTAGTAGTTTGTCCATTTACAGTTAAATCGTTGGATAAAGTTACCTTTCCAGTTACACCTAAAGTGCCGGAAACAGTTTCATTACCATTTACAGTTAGACCAGTTGTAGTTAAACCTGCTAATGCGGTTAAACCACTCACAGTTAAACTTGTTGCAGTTGCACCAGCAAGAATAGTATTACCAGTTACGGTTATTGTGTTAGTGTTAATACCAGCAATTGCTTTTAATGCAGTTTTGTAATTACCAGTTACTGAAAGATCACCACCAACTGTACTATCACCAGTGGTGACAACAGTATTTGGTTTAATATCTAAACCGTCAACGTTTGCAGTTACTGTTACGCCAGTAGTTGTACCAGTTACTACTAAATCTTTAATAGTTGTAGTCTGACCAGTTACGGTTAGGTTACCACCAACAGAAGCATTACCAGTTGATTGTAAAGTTGCACCTTTAACTAATTCAGCAGCAGTTACAGATTTTGGTGCAATGTCCTGACCAGTTAAATCTACTGTAATACCAGAAACAGTACCAAGTACTTCTAGATCATGTAAAGTAGTTTTGCCAGCTACAGTTAATTGTGAACGTCCAGTACCAGTAGTTGCGTTACCAACAATATCTAGATAATCGATCTTAGCAATGCCAGCAGCAGTTAAACCTGGTGTTGAGAATGTTACATCACCAACAGTAATTCTATCGAAATCACCTAATTTACCGAATACGGTATTAGAACTTACTTGATAAGGTTCAATTGATGATTTAATATCGGTTGGGCGGGCTGGGTCATTGTAGTTAAATTGGATGATACCATCAGAACCAGCAACGTTATATATATTAAATGTTGATGAATTCGAAGTTCCTGAAAGGTTCCCACTTAAGTTAACGTTTCCAAGACTTGAAGTACCAGTTACGGTTAGTGTGTTAAATTTACCAGCATCTTGAGTAAAGCTACCACCAATGGTTCCGTTAATTACTACATTATCAAAGGTAGCAGTAGTTCCTGTATCTAAAGATAGTGAACCTTTTAAACGGCTAATACCATTTACAGTAAGAGATTCCAAACTGGTATCACCAGTTACTGTAACTTTTCCACCCAAGGTAACATCACCTGAAGCAACCATATTACCAACTAAATCAACATCACTGTTGATTGTTACGGTATCAGTTGAGTTATCACCAATAGTTAGATCATTTTTAATAGTTGTTGTACTGTTAATTACTAATGCAGCAGCAGAAGTATCTCCGATGGTTACACCATTATCAAATTTAGCAGTACTTTTTACATTTAGAGTATCGGTTGAATCTTCACCAACACTCACGTTATTTTTAAAGGCAGCACCTGAATTTACGGTTAATGCATCAGTTCCGGCATCACCAACAATAACATCACTGTTGAATTTGCTTGGTGCGGTAAATGTAGAATCAGCATTAACTTGTAGTGTATCAGTAGCAGCACTTCCTAATACAGTGTTACCTTCAATGGAAGTATCACTTTTAACAGTAACTGGTGCATTAAAAGTACTTGTAGCATTTACGGTCACAGAATTGGTATCGGAATTACCAAGAATTGTGTTACCCGCAGCTTCAACATCATTTAGAGTTGCAGTCCCTGTAGCGTTAACATCCTTAAGATTCGCTGTCCCACTGACAGTAATCTGAGTAAAGGTTGCATCAGCGAAAACAACAGTACCATTTACGGTAAGATTGTTGGCGATGACAGCATTACCTTTAATCAACAAGTCTTTATCGACTGTTGAATTACCAGATACGCCAAGATCAGTTTTTATAGAATACATGTAATCCCTCCGTTGGATTTGAATATGGAAAAACCTTTATCCCAAATCATTATTTTATGTATTTATCTAGGTAGTACTATATGTACTAATAAAGAAAAAGCCAGTACTTTAGAAGTACTGGCTTTTTATTATCTATAAATTTTATTTTCCGCTTATTACAATTTTCCCACTGAATGCGACTGAAGCGGTTAAAATCACATTACCAGTACTATCAATTGAAGTTTGAACTGCTACGATAGAATATGGTGAGACACTTGTTGCTGAGTCAATAGTATTTTGATAAACCGCTAAGAAGATTGACCCTGCTTCTTGACCATGAACAGATTGAGGAATTGATAATTCAAAATCACTTCCTGAAGCCATCCAATCGGATTTATTAATTAATTTACTATATGGTGTTGACAATGTAGTGCTCCCTATAATGACAAGATTAATGTCAGATGTTGGTTGTGAATCAAGAGTAACTGTTATATTTCCAGATGCATCAATTTGAACATCACTACCAGTCACTGCTCCACCCGCAGCCTGAAGCTGAACAATAATGTCAGAACCACGCATATGTGTTGTTGCAGGTAAGGTATAAACATAATCAGTACCTATTTGTTGAAAGTCTGATACAGTAGCTACGGTTGTAGTTACATATTGAGAATCAGTTGGTGTTGCATAAGGTTTCCAAATTCCTTCATCTTTTACATAAATTTGTAAAATACTGACCGAATCCACTTTGTAGTATGTATCACCATCTGAACCTAGACTTTGTGCAGGATCTGTTGTTCCACGCAAAGCACTACTTGAACCACCACCTGAGTGAGAGTTAAAGTAAGATAAAGTTATAAGGTGAGTACCGTCAACTGGTTCGCCAGCACTGATAGGTATAAGGCTAGTACCTCGATAATTATGAACAGATAGTGCATTGTTATCATAAGATAGCTTTGCTCCGTTCTTACCAAGGATGAAAGCCTTTTTCATGGTTCCTTCTAAATTAGAAAAAACTGCCATCGATACGTTCTCCTAGAATGTTTGTTTAATATATTTATTGAGGTAATAAAAAAGGGAAGCTTATGCTTCCCTTAAGTTAAATATTATCTGATATTGGTGTTATTTCAAGTTGTTTTGCAATGGTGCAAATTATTGTCATTAAACCTACTGGACTATTGTTAACAGATTCGTTGAAAATACATGAAAGAATCTCTTCTTTATCACTTATTTCATGATTAACTTCATCAACAATGTATTTTTGTGGAGTATTAATATCAAAGTAATCAAATGGTGCAATTACAGTACCGTCAATTTCGGACTGTGCAGTGCCACCAAACCGTACTTCGAGATCAGTTACAGGTGCCGAATAAGCATTCTGAATAGTCACTTCAATTCTCGTTACCAAATAACCTGCTGGTACTTTTCCAATAACAAGTAATGCGTTTTCATAAGATGTATCAATTACATTCTTGATTGCATAAATGTTGTTAGCGTCACTACCAGGATCACCTTTAAGACCAGGCTCACCCTCTTCACCTTTAGGACCACGGAATAAAATCCCCTGACTCCATGATTTTTGACCATTGATATCTACTTTTACATAATACAAATAACCAGTATCGGTTTCATAAAATGTATAACCTGAATCTAAATTAGTAATATCAGGGAATTCGTCACCTTGGAAATCAATGATAAATTTACCTTGAAGACCTTGAATACCTCTAAATTGGTAATTTGACCAACTTGTAGTTGCTAAGTCATAAATGTAAATCTTACCATCAACCGTATTATAGAAAGTATAATTATCAGTTAAATTGGTTGTAGGCAGGGTAGTTCCCTGTGAATCAATTTCGAACGGTTCACCTGTATCACCTTTTGGACCTTGACCGAATGGTGCACTTACCCAGGTTGCAGTTGATTCATTTGCTGCATTAGTTTTAAAGTACAAAGAAACTGGTTGTACTAAACTTAGATAAGTCCAACCCAACGGTTTATCCAAATCGAATGTAGAGTCTGGAACAACAAAACCCATTTCATTAGGATAAAAGTTCGTACCATCAGCACCAACCACCAATCCCAAATCTTGGATTAATCCATCATCATACGTTACAATAAGGTGTCCTGCATTATTAATCACTAGACTCTGGATACCACTACAAGAATTGCATGAAGATGAAGACCCATTATTAAATGAAATTGTCATAGTTCATTCCTTTTATGTTATGTCATATTATCAATATTTATCCAGTATTTTTACAATCGCCGTACTATAAATAAGTAAAAGTTCAAATACTGAGGACTGAAAGAAATGGCTTTGAGATCGAAAAATTTTCTTTTTAGAAGAAAAAGTAAAGATGGTGAAATCCTTGATTATCAAGATACCGATTCGTGGTATACTACTAACAATGATTATCACTGGAATGAAGTTTCACTACCGCTTGCTGCTGGCGGGTATTATGGCAGTACTACCGGATTACACACCCTTGCTTTTACACTACGCAACTTTATTGGACGAATTTACGTTCAAGCAACATTAGCAAGCGATCCAACGGAAGCAGATTGGTTCCCAATCAAATTCCAAGAAAGTTGTAAATATTACATGGAATTTACTGACACAGTTATTTTCAATCCAAACTCCGAAAAGACCATTTACTTACATGGTGTCACTGGAACGTTTGCAGAGAATGTAGTCGGTAACTTTACTTATTTGCGTGTTGGTGTTCAAAGGGATTACATTAGTGTTCAGCCTACCGAACTTCAAAAAACACTTGCTGGTAAGTTAGAAGAAATCCAGATTAACTACTAAGGGATTAGAAATGAATAACAAAATAGAACTACCTAGATTATTTGTTAAAGGACACGTGCTAATCACTGATATTACTGATCCTGAAAACGTATCGATAGTGGTTGATAAGTCTAACGCAATCCATCCTGAAAATATGAGTCAAGCAATCGCTTATGCATTGGCTGGGTCTGAAAACTCGTCAGGTATTAGCTTAGGTGCTATCTCAGAAATGCGTTTTGGTAATGGCGGTACAGTTGTACTTAGTACTGGTCGTGTAACTTATAAATCACCACGCATTAGCTCATTTGGTGGACTATACTCTGAAACATATGCAAAAAAGATTAATGCAAATGTAAATGCTAGTGTAGATTCTGCATACAATAATATCAGTACTGTTCATATTCCAGGACAGGTTTATACCGATATTGTTTGTTTATGTACCCTAAGTTTAGGTGAACCATCTGACCAGAACGTAAGTTCAACTACCGATATGGAAGGAAACTATGTATTTGACGAATTAGGTCTATACACAGATGGTGATTCGGGTCTACCGTTGTCACATATCATTTTCCACCCTGTTGAAAAGAGTGCAAACCGTGTACTTCAAATTAAATACACCGTTCGCGTTCAACTACAATAAGGGGAACTAAATGATCCAATATACAATTAAGCGTAGTAACGGAAAAGTCTACGCTACTATTCCAAACAACGTAATTCTTGGCCCTAATCAGCCAGCAGCGAATCCAGTACCGATTAACTTAGTCGGTAGGGATAAAGTAAGTTACGGTCAGGCATGGAATGAAAACGCATTATGGCTAGCTGAAAACTTTGCTGGTCAAACTAAACCAAATGGTTCAGTACCGGGTCAGTTGTGGTACAGGAACACTACAGGTACTGGTGAATTACTAATATCTTTAGTTGATTCTGCACGTCAACCAGACAATACTAATCCAGCTACTGAATTAGATTGGGCTAGCGTACCAATGATAACATTGTTCAATACTGTACCAGATGGTGATACATCTATCATGGGTCGTATGGTATTAACCAACAATGGCGATTCATTGAAAGTACTGATGAAGAATAAAGAATGGCGTGAAATTCAAACCACTCGCCCTGTTAATAAACAGTATGAATCACTATTAGATATTAATTATGATACTGGCAGGAAATATATTGCTTTCAGTCAAAGTACTTCGACTAAAACAATCGCCTACTTTAATTTAGGTGGTGCTAGTACTACTAGCTCAGATGGTTGGGTTACTTTCCAGAATGGTGAGAGTGTTCTTCAATTCGGTTCTAACTACTTTTATGAATTGAAGATTATGGGACGCGTTGTAACAACAGATCCAACTTCAGGTGAAATTATTCCTTTCCCTAGTGTTTATAGTGATTGGATTATTAAAGGTTCGTTTTATGTTGATAATGCAGGTACTATTACTAATGGTGTAGCTACTGCTAGTCAGATTCCTGACCCACGTAAAATAGCTTCTTTAACACAGATTGTTGATACGATTGATAGCATTGATCAAACATGGTCAGTTTCAGTTGTTATTAATGGTGCAGATATTACTCTACCCGGTGCTAATGGAACAACTCAAGCTGATTACAATACATATGTAACAGCAGCACTGAATAGTTCTAAACATTTAGGTTTCAGAATTGATGCTTCTATTTCAGATTTGAATGCAGGACAAACAACGCTAACACAATGGTCAGCGTTGCTTACATTGACAGGTATACCGCCAGTAGGGGTATAATTAATAGATATTGAATGGCAGACTGTTTTTAAATGGTCTGCCATTTTTTATTGAATCCCAAAGTGAGTTGAAGTCATTTACAATAGAACTATTATATAAAGTACTTTTAGCTCCGGGATGGAGAGGTTTAGGCCAATTTCCAATTTTAACCCAGGAATAGCCTGCACTTTCATCATTAAGATCAGGAATAAATTCATCCTGAACTATAACAATAAAAGAGTAATATCTGAACTTTTCGTTCTTAGTACAGAAAACATCAAATGGTATAATATCCTGAATTGGAGGTATTGACTCCCCCAATTCTTCTGATATTTCCCGATATAATGCTTCTATTGGGGATTCACTATTTTCAATCTTACCACCAACGAAGCCCCAATTATTAGGGTACGTCACTGTGTCAGAACGTAAGTTCAACATCATACGTCCAGTACGCTCTGATAGAAAAATAGCTCCCACTGCTTCGTTAGTCATAGTTATTCCTTATGCATTCTTAAATGCAATTCTCCAGTATCCTTGTCGATACTTATTCTGTACTGATTGGTGCCAACCAAACACATCATTATATCTATAGAAATGTGTATCATCACCATTATAAACATATCCATCAATAGTATTTGGATTGATGATATCTGCACCATTATTAGTTATCTTGAATAAATCATTTGGTTTAATAATAGTACCTTTATAGATTATGTTGTATTCCGCAATATTAACAAACATGTCTTCCGGTAGTGCAGTACTAAGTTGACCTATTTCATAAACAAATCCCTTTATAGTATGGGATACTGTGTAAAGTGATGTGTCTACCTGAACTGTCATCTTGTTTGGATTTTCTTCAGTAGGTCGTACAATAACATTACCTTTTATGGGATTTACTTCTTCAATCCCCTGCTGAAACTTAAGATATAATTCCTTATCTTCAAATCCAGGATCTAGATAATCAAGATAACGATTCCATGAATATATATTACCGTTAGTTGATAATAGATTTAAACTTGAACTGACTAAGGTTACTTCATAAGTTTCAATAGCATTAGCACTTTCAATCCTTTTTACTAAAATGCACATATTCTTAGGTGTATAAACATCAGTAATACTATCATTATAACTTTCTAAATCAATTTCCAACTCATCTTTTGCAGTATTGATATTTGTTACAATCTGTTGTATTAGTTTTGCTTGTTTAACATTAGCTGGCAAGCTTAGCCAAATTGGACACTCGAAAGTTAGTACCATAATGTCTAAATCTGTATCAGTACCTTGTGGAAATCCACGAGTACTGAACTGGCAATCTTTCAACTCGATATCAACAACTCCTGTCCAATCCATAGGATTTTCTGTTAGTTGTAGCTGGATTGATGGATTGAATAATGTTGCAATTTGTTCAAAAAGTTCCATCTTGTTCGTTAAATTCGTAGCCCATATATTGACATTAAATGTCAGAATCCAAGGTGTCGGATTGTATCTTGTAACTTGATATTGTTTATCCAAATCTTTAGTATATTCGTTTGGTGCTGGTGACTTGTTAGTACCCATAACCATCGTATGTGAAGCAGGTGAACGAATGCTCTGGCGGTCCATTTTCAATGACTGTACATTGATAGTTATAAGTGGTGCTGACGGTAGAACGTTTTCGGAACCACCCGAAATGATATATGCTGCCATTCTTGATATATCAGCGTACCGAGCAGGAACAACTTTATATTTCTGGTTTCCTGTGTCGTCAACCCCATTTTTTACTTGAAATTCCCCAAAAACTCTGATAAGATGTTTTAATAAGCGACGGAACTGGCCGTCGTAGTAATAATTTAATTTCATTTGTGTTCCTTATTTTTTGTACACAATGTTAGGTTTGACCACATCCTGAATCGATACACGGTCAGGACTATTAATGAAGGAAGATTGTTCCTGATTAGGTCCAGTCCAAGGTAAACGACCACCATAGTTGAATTGTGTCCAAGCAGAGTTTTCTGAACTGAATTGCCAAAGTGTCTGCGGAACATAATCAGTACGATAGAAATATTCACCATCAGCAGGATCACTTGGGAACTGGTCACCTGAGTTATCTTTAGTCTGCGTTGGTGGTATTGCTGAACGAATGTCATCATGGTTAGTACGGTTCGCCGCAATATCTTTAGTTGTGAACGGAACGTTACTATGTGAATCTGGTGGGATTACCCATGTTACACCATCATCTTCTACCTGATAAAGTTGAGGTTTATGATAATAACAGTAGAAGTCTTCAGCATCTTCTGGTACAATGTTTTCATCGGTGAACGGAAGAATACAGCTTAACCACTTTTTATCAGTTAAGTAGTACTGATAAAGTGAATATCCTGAAACGCTAGCAGCATCTTCTAAAAAGAAGAATGAAAAATCAGCAGCTTTCCGTGGTAACTTGGCACCATATGCAGTATCAACAAGTATCCAGTTAGAATCAGCATCTTTCTCATAAAGTACTGGTAAAGTGTTCTTTATGAAAAACATGTTCTTAGATGGATTAACTGGAAACTCGTATCCACTGATGATGTATCTTGATAACTCACTAATGTCAGAAATATCGTTGTAGATATGTTCATTAGTCCAGTGAATGTATGGAACTTCAGAATCTGCTTGCTGAATGATTTGATTCATGATATCAAGTTCTGTACTTCCAGTACTGTTACCCGGTGAGTTTCCATTTCCATTGTTTGGATCATTAGGATTATCAGGGAATGCATTGTTATCTGGATCAGTAATTTCTGCGAACTCAGGAGAATCAGTTAAAGGTTTCACTCTAAGTTTAAATATATGATGTTGCCAAGTAGCAGAGTAACCTTCAGAAGTTCTGAATGCATCCTGTACTACATAAAAACGATTCAAACCTACATCACGACCAATAACATCAAAGTCGCGTAAGTTTGGTAATTCTAATACATCACCTGGCATAATCTTCCTTCCAACACGCTGCATCATTGTGTTATAATGCACAGTAATGTCCATAGTGTCGAAGTTAAAGAATAAACCTGGTATTTTTAAATCTGGTGTTGCTTCTTGCACTTGATAAACTACCGGTAATGTTATTGCCTGAATATTGTAGGAACGTTGGGTAGTTTCCCCAAACACAAGATCACCAATACTAGATGATGTTCCGTTACCTTTACTAAAGTCTGGTAATGTAGCATCAGTACTTCCTTCATTGCCTTTTGGTCCTTGATATGTATATAACCACATATCAACTCCACCAATGTTGTATTGTTCACCAATAGCATTGTCAATGAATTTATAATCGTTGGTACGACCTTTTTTCCACATTCTATATGTCATTTTCTAATCTCCAAAAAGAAATCTATATTGTATTTATTTTTGGAACGGGTTAGAAAATTGTGATATAATATACTAGTTACAGATAAAATTAAAACGTAGGAGAGCACGATGAGCTACAGTTTCGACGATTTTTTCCAGAAGGGTGAACAACTAGCACGTTCTTTAGGTCACAGCATTTTGTCTGTTGATCATTTAACTGTTGTTGCTCTTGACATTCCAAGCATTATCGAGTTCTTGAACGAAAACGATATCAGTGCTAAAAAATTAAAAGACCGCATTACTGATTATCTGGAGAAATCTACTTCACCAGCACTTCCGTATTCAGTGGAAGAACAAGTCGATCTTGATAAGAAAACACCAGTATCATCAATGGTAAGTAAGATCATGTTCGAACTTCAAAAGAAGTCAGTAATTGAACAACTTAAAGAAAATGATTACACTATCCAAGCGTATTTCATTCTTTTTGAATGTTTATCATTCCCTAACACTGCACTAGATGCTGCACTAGAAGAACTTGATCTAAGTCGCACTGCTGTTGCACGTGAACTACAAAGTTACATTAATAGTATCGATTACGATATCGATTTGCGTAGCAGTACTTCTGATGAAGTACCAGAAAAAACAGAAATTAGTTCTAAACGTTCTGCATCTGGTTCAACTACGAATGTAAAAGTAGAATCAAAAAATTCTATTAAAAACTTTACTACTAACCTAACTGAACTTGCTTCAGAAGGTAAACTTGATCCTCTTATCGGTCGCGAAGTTGAACTAGCAGATCTAGTACAGATTCTTTCTCGTAAAACTAAAAAGAATGCTGCATTAGTTGGTGAGCCAGGTGTTGGTAAAACACAAATCGTAGATGGTCTTGCACAAATGATCGCTGCTGGTACAGTTCCAGAAGAAATGCGTGATGTTGAGATCTTATCTCTAAACATGGGTGCATTCACTGCCGGTACTAAGTATCGTGGTGAGTTCGAAGAACGTGTTGATAGTCTTCTTTCTGAATTGAAAGAACGTGAAAATGTTATTCTTTTCATTGATGAAATTCACACAATTATGGGTGCTGGTGCATCGGGTTCAGGTTCTTTGGACATGAGCAATATGTTAAAGCCTGCATTGTCTCGCGGTGAAATCCGTGTTATCGGTGCAACTACATACGATGAATATCGTAAACACATTGAAAAAGACGCAGCACTACAACGCCGTTTTATGAAGGTTGATATTCTAGAACCTACTTTAGATGAAACTCGTTTGATTGTTAACGGGATTAAAGCTACCTACGAGAAGTTCCATAGTACTGTATTCTCTGCTGCGGCAATCGATGCAATTCTAGAACTATCAAGTAAGTATCTACAGAATAAACGTTTCCCTGATAAAGCAATCGATCTTCTAGATGCTGCCGGTGCACGTAACCGTAACAAAGCTAATCCAGCTAATGTTATCGAACGTGAAGATATTGTAAGTGAAGTTGCTCGTGTAGCAAACTTACCATTGGAAGTAGTTGCGTGTGCAGAAAGTACTCGTATGTTAGAACTTGGCGATAATCTACGTAACCGTGTATTTGGTCAGGATCAAGCAGTTGAGAAATTGGTTGAAAACGTAATGGTTGCTCGTGCAGGTCTACGCGGTAAAAGTACTATTCAAGGTGCATTTATGTTTGTAGGTCCATCAGGTACAGGTAAAACTGAAATTACCAAAGCACTTGCTGATTCAATGGGTCAGGAACTAATTCGCTTTGATATGTCAGAATATGCTCAAGAGCATAACGTATCTAAACTTATCGGTTCACCACCAGGCTATGTAGGCCATGATTCAGGTAATGGTGCACTACTAGACAAAGTTGAACAGCATCCGAACTGTATTCTACTTCTTGATGAAATTGAGAAGGCGAACCGTAAAGTACTTCTAACTTTCCTACAGGTTATGGATGAAGGACGACTAACTGGTTCACACGGTAAAACTGTATATTTCGATAATGTTACTATTATCATGACAACCAACTTAGGTGCACGTGATTCTTCAGTAATGTCTATGGGAATGAATTCAGGTGGCGATGATGGTATGGATGCAGCAATTAAGCAGCATTTACCACCAGAGTTTATGAACCGTATTGATAGTGTTATTAAGTTCAAAGAACTTGGTCATGATGTAATTCTAAGTGTTGTTGATAAGTTTGTTGCAGAACTTCAGTCAGATCTTGACGGTCGCAATGTTACAGTACTACTATCACCAGCAGCTAAAGAAGAATTGGCTAAGAAAGGTGTTACTCCAGGAATGGGTGCCCGTCCAATGAAACGTATCATCAACGATAAGATCCGCGTACCATTGTCTAAAGAAATCTTAATTGGTTCTCTACAGAATGGTGGTGTTGCAAACTTTGATGTTGTCGATGGCGAAATCAAACTAGTATAAAAACAAAAGGGAGCCAATGGCTCCCTTTTTTTATTTAATTAATTGTTCAATCTCTGAACCAGTAACTGTATATCCAGCACTGAATGTACTCAATGGTATTGAAGGGTAGTTAGCATTGTAAACTTCTAACGTATCTTCCGTTCCAAGAATAACACCCATCTTGGTATAAGCAGTTCCAGAAACATAATTGTTTTCACAAGTACCAAACATTTCACGCAACATATTTCCATTCTGACGAATAAGAACAATTTCATTACCTACTGCAATCAAATCTTTAGTAGCAGATGATGCAGAAGTTAATATACCATTCTCAATAGTAGTACTTTCAACCTTAATTGGAGTTGCTACATATCCCATATGCTGTACCGAATCCGAAATCGCAACCACTAGTGCTGCATCGTGATCGTTAATGTAAACGCCGTCTACTAAGTTTCCAGTATAAGTCCAGGTAGAACCGTTAAGTACTGGATTAATATCTTGATATTCGTAAACGAAAATCTGTAAGCTATCATCCATTTTAGTACGAATTAATTCACTTAGAACACCTTTACCATATATTGGTTGGTAGTATCCGTGGTCAACTTCATTTCCATCAATCTCAACAATCTCGTTAGAAATATACATTGAATCATAATCATCAACTGTATAAGTATCTGAGTACGTTTCACCTTTAATCATTCTATCATAGAACAAGTCATAATCAAGAATACTTACTCGGTAAGAACGTTCAGTACTATACATTGATATAGAACCATTAGTGAATTCTGCATCATTGAATGAAGTAATACGAACAACGTTAATTGCAGTTGGTGTACCAGGAACCATTAACTCATCTGAGTTACTATCATATGTTCCGTTGAATGTTAATCCACCTACGCGAATTGTATCACCAGTAACAGACGAAATAGTATAGATGCGTGGTCGAGTTCCATTTTTAATGTTAGCAACAGGTAGAACAGTGTTCCAAGTGTTATCTGCCATTAGTACATCATAATCTTCTGCTTCAGGAGTGAAGACCATAACTTTCTCACCAACTTTGAAATCATTTTCTTGTACAAGACGGATAGTACCTGACGAATCAATTACATCTTTAACTTGGTAAGAATAACGAATTTCATTTCTAGAAATTAGATTTCTTTGCATATACTCAATTGCTTGGGTATAGCGTGGAATACTTACGATAGCTTCTTTAGTATTGTAAGGGTTCTGTAAAACATAACCTTCAATCTGGAAGTTACCTTGGGTCTTAAGCTGTAGATTACCAGAGGTATCATAGCCATATCCGTTAACCGTAAATCTCATTTGGGCTGCATCATTACCTAGTGGGTTAATATCACTTACGTCCACAAATATAGGATCTTGTGTTGTATTGACAGTACCGCTAGCAGTATATAATACATCTTTAGTTTGAGATTCTAAACCGAAGTTATCAAATGAGTTTGCATCATTTAGGTAAATTTCTGAACCTAAAGTTAATACATCCTGAATTTCATCATACAATGGGTTGTTTTTATCAAGAGGTAAATCGTCTAGGTTAATTTCTTCTAAAGTAACAACATCGTTATTAACAATTAAAGCATCTTCCATAAACAAGTCAAGACTAACATCCATTGGAACATCTAGATATTCATCGGTGTTTACATTTTTGATTTTTACTAACTTACGTGGAATCATAACCATACAGTACATATCGATTGTTGGTTGTGCAAGAATTTGTCTTGCAATCTCGAATTGGTCATCATTATCAGGGTTATATGTATTTCTCATTGCTGTTAGTACATATAGTGCATCTAAGTAATTCTTTCCATTCTTGATACCAGAATCGTTCACTGAATCTATATCATACATCCAAGGATACAAACCATATTCATACACTAGGTAATCATTAATTTGCTCAGTACTGAATGAAGGATTAGCTTCGGTGACTAGTGAAACAAACTTCTCGTACAAGTCGCGTGTATACATTACATATCCATAATTTTCATTATTTGATGCAGAGTATCCGAACGGTAAACGTGTATTCAAGTTATCAGATAATACTCGACCTTTGAATGGACAATTCATTTCCTGAGAAATTGAATTATCACTTAGTGAAGTATATAATCTTCTTCTGTTCGCTAGTGTATTGTACTGATTATATTGCTGTGCAACTTTAACAGTACTATCATCGGCAACAACATCATCATATACGGTTTGTAGGTCTGACAAAAATTTCTCAGTCATTGCTACATCATCATTATATTTTTGTAGTTGATCTTTGATTGCTTCCTGTAGAGTTCCAGTAGTAATCATATCAGTATAAATCGCACTGATTCCAATTAGAACATTACTGTCAATTGAATCAGTATCAATCACTGGATAAGTGAATGAATAACGTTGTAATTTATAATGGTTTCCTGGGGCTAGAACGTCACCTTTATTATTCATGAATGAGTTATTAACTTCTTCAAGAGTAAGTTTATTACCCAAATCTGCATCTGGTGTACACTGGAAGTTATCGTATACTAACATCTCATACGATTCTTGGAATGCACGAGAAGGAGATTTAAATCCAGCAGGTAATGAACCAACGATTTCCCATTTTCCTGTTGTTTCGTTTAACTTAGCATATTCATGATCCCAAATATCATCTTCTGTCTTAACCCATGCACCGTCAACAAACACATATCCGTTAGGATCAAGGTCGTTGCTAATTCCGGTCATTTCATCAGTGTTTGAAGTTTTCTGTTCAATTTGAGAACGAATCTTAGTTCTGTACGGTTTAACTTCTTCGAAGTACTCAACGATTTGTTCAATCAAGTTGTCACTCGAACTATTTTGTTGCAAAGATTGCTCTAAGCCAATAACATAGATGTAAGAAGTTTTGAATACCCAATCAACAACAGTTTGTTCAGTGTGAACATATTTTACCATTTCAAATACTAAACGACTTTGAGTTGTATTGAAGGAGTTCTTAATTAAAGCTAGTGCTTTACGAACGTTAACTTCAACGTTACTCAATGAACCATCAGCCTTGTACTGGTCATAACCATAATATAACTGGTTGTTTAGAGCTATAGTACTGTTTTGTCTTGCAATTGCTTGCCAGATTACAACATTACGTGATAGTGTCTTAACATATAATGTCCATGTACCTTCTGCATCCGTAATACGGATAACATCACCTTCTTGATAATTCTTTTGGTTTGCTACATCAATACTAATCTCATCAGTGTAAGAGGTATTTTCGTCATATCCAATGTCATACCAATCAGCTAGTGTCCAGTACTGAGTCATATCCAAAGAAGTTCCTAGTGATTCAATATAATCTGACTGTTTAATCATTTTATGTTGACCTTCACCTTTATCTTCTAGTGTAATATACACAGTAGAACCCGAAGTGCTTGGGGAGTTCATTAAACGAATGTAATTATTTTCATCAAAGTGTACGAAGTACACAGTAGTTGAATCCAATGGAGAAGGAAGTGTACCAGAAGTACTTACTAGTACTGCATCGTTCTCAACAAATGCTTCTTGCGAAGGATTGATTACGAGTTCGTTATTGTAGGTTAGTACTTTAAAACTGATTAGATTTGGGTTATCTTCAACAGTTTTAACGTTAAACACATCATCCATTACAACAGTGTTTGTTGTTACGTTGATTGTTTTGTATATCTCGTTCGCTGCTGTAACAAAGTTTCTACGTGCCTCAATGACATTTTCGAACCATGTTTCACCCGGTAGTATACCGGTATCGTTAGTTGGGTAATGTAACTCAGATACTGTACCATCGGGTAGAGTTTCCTGAGATACCAATGAATTCCACATTGATTCCCAAATAACAGGGTTAAAATTATAATCCTGACCTTCACGGCATAATTGATACTGTTCATGTTTTACAACTTCAGTAGTATCGTTCTGGTATGTGATTGAAAGGATGCTCTTATCATCAGTGATTTCCTGTTGTAGACCGCTAATGATAAATGAATCAGTACTAATTGGTGAGAACCAAGGAGCATTTAGTAATGAAGGGTCTTGAATAGTTCGTGATAATTCATTACAAGGTTTGTTTCTGTTCTTAGCTTTTGGAACGTAAATTGCGTTTTTAACCCAAAAATAATATACAGTCTTGTAAGTATCAGTACCTTCATCATACTCTTGGAATTCTGAATAATAATCCTCTACTGCGTCTCCACTTGGAATCCATGCATTGCTATCTTTATTCAATTTAGCCATGCGTTCACAATGTGTAGCCCATCCATAAGGAAGTACTGGTGATGCTACCCACTCAAGAACATTAATTTCTGAGTTTGGTAGTAGTTTACCCCAATTATAACGTTTATAGTTATTAGTAGCTTCTATATCTACATTACCTTCAGAGTCATATACCGGACGGGTATAATCCATGAAGAATGCGTTAGTAGTGTTCCACCAAACTAGACCAACCTTTTCAGAACCCCATGCTTGAAGTGTTTCGCTTTCGCTATTATACTTAGCTGGGTCTACTGGACTAACATATGTTATATCAGCCATGATTGTTCCTGGGATAACACCATTGATTGGGTCATATACATTCATATATAGTTCAGTTACGTTAGTTTCTGAATTATATGTTGTTGGACGAACAAACAATGAACTTTCTGGTGCAGAGAATGAATACTTCTTATCGATATATTCTTGTTTCTGTGCATCAGTGAATCGATTTACATAACGATATAGTACTGGATTGTTATCTGCAAAATTAATTGTATTAGTTACATCAAGTGGAATAACAAAACTTGTTTCACTGTCACCAGTGGTAAAGTACTGAGTTTCTGCTTTAAGTAAATCAGGCATATATTCAGAATTGTCTACGAAGAAGAAGTAATCTCCATCTTCCATTCCATGTGCTGCACTTAATTGTAATGTACAGTGGTTTCCTGGATAGTTATCTCCATCACCAATTGGTGTAATACTCTCTAAAGTAATACCAGTGTTTTCTAATTCGTAAACATTCCAGTTATTATCCATATCACGTAATACCCAAACCGAAGTAGGATTATTACCAGTATTGCTGATATAAGATAAACGGTCTGTATATGCGGTACTGAAATCACGAGTACTATACGAAACTTCGTTCAATGTTACCGGACCAATATCTGGTAGATGAATTGCTTCACTTTTACCAGTTCTGGTAGGGAATGCGAACTGTCCTTTAGGACGGGTGATCCAGCGTGAATCAACACCCTGAGAACCGAAGTACACAATATTATTTTCAGTACTGTCTGCCGTAGCAGATTCACTGAAGGTAAACATTTGTGGCTGTTGTTCAAATTCATTATTGACTAATTGGAACTGTAGATGTTTCTTACCATATACGTTACCATATTCACCAATTTTAAACGCCCATTCCTGTAATGCTTTGTAGTTATCAGTATTATAAGACTTAGATACGCGAAGTACGCGTTCAAATACCTGATTAGTACCTTTATCACGGATAAATCCACGATAGAAATCAATTTGTGATGTATCACTGGTGATCATCTGAGAGATATAATCACGAGTCTGGAATCCAATTAGATGACGTGCTAGATTACGAATAGTAACGTTATCAACTGGATGTTCAACATCATAATAACTCTTGAAATCATCTACTAATTTTTCGAAATCTGGCATTGTACCAGCTTCTAAGATAATGAAACCTTTCGCTTCTAGGCGACCATTCCATGAACCAGTAATATAACCGTACATCTTAAGCATTTCATGAACTACACCATACTTAGGAATATAAAGGCTGTTACCAAAAATAGTTTTGTCATCAAAAATTACTGCATGTTCATATGCAACTACACTAACACGGATTAGTGACATGTTTTTATCAGATTCATCAGTTAGACGAACACTGAACACGTTACCAATTCTTGAAGTATCGATTTCATATGGACGGATACCTGTGTTTGTATCGTCCAATAACGACCATACACCACCATTAAATTGTGTTACGGACTGTACTGAACCGAAAGTAGTGCCGAATTTAGCATTCTTAGTACTTGGGGATACTGAAATGTATTCACCCACGGCTGGAGATGTTGCACTCCATGAAATAAAGTCCTTACCTATAACTGACCAATCCTGAGTTACACCATCTTCTGAAACATCTTCAAAGATCCAACCAGCATCTTCTAAGTATTCACCATAACCACAAAGGAATGTGTAAACTTCTTGGAAAGTTTTAAGTAATGTTCCGTATTCATATTCGCCGTACTGATCTAAGTACTCGTTATAATGAACTACCGAACGTTTACCAACAGTTACTGATACGCGACGACCAGTTTTGTTAGCAATTTTATATTTTAGTTTAGCACCAACTAGATCATAACCACTAATTGAGAATCCGGTGCCGGTCCATTGGATTTTAACTGCACTTAGAACTTCATCACGGAATGCAGAACTCTTAACTAAACCGATATGTTGGTTTTCTTGAGATACTAAACCAAAACTATCAGAACTGAAAGTTAATTGATCTTGTTTAGTAAATCCACCAATTCGGTGACCGACATTAACGCCAGATGAACGTAGAATATCTCCGTAGTTAGTAGTTATATTCTTATTCTGGTATGTTAGATAATCACTTACCCAAGTCTGGTATCCTAGAATACGTTGACCGTTTTCACCATGAACAATTGTATTTGAATTAAAGTTCAAACGCTTATTAGTTTCACCATAAAGGAATTGTGAACCATCATTAACAATCTTCTGAACAGTACTTCCCTTTGTATCATAGAAGTAGTTTGCAAATTGGCCCGGTTTCGCACGTAATAGTGCCATGACTTTATCATATGCATACATTACGGTATTCATATATGTGAATTCCATATCACCCATGTCACCATAAGCCCACGGTTCAGATACATGTGATAATGAACCACTAACTAATCCTAGTACTTCAGGAGCAATAAGATTAAGTTCAAAGATTTCTTCACCATCAGATGCGAAATTACCAGTACTCACAAGTTCAAATGGTTGTTTACCAAAACGTTTGAATTGATCATATTGACCAGCACGAGTTCCATGTAGGATTGTACCAGTACTTGCATCACCTTGTGTAGATGTAGTATCCCACAATCCACTAGGAACCAAGTCACCATTCTCATCAACAACATATGCAGTGTAAACATATACATATTCAGATGCATCAGTTCCAAGACGAACTTTAGTTGGTTCGTATTCTTGATTAAACCAATCTGGACGTTGAGAGAAACCGAACATTTCCCACGGATGTGTATGTGGGCGATAGGTTCCAAACATATCTGTATAGATTGCACGCCATGAACCACGAGCAGGAATTTCTGTTGGATTTCCATCAACCACATACGTAGTTCCGGTGTAATTCCAAGTCATCCAATTACTTTGGTCATAATCGTGAGTTCCATTTTCAATACCGTTTGTTGCGATAAAGTTTACATAACCACGAAGTTCAAGCTGGATATATTCATCTATAGTATATTCAGTACTGTTGAAGTACGGAGTAGGCTTTAGTAAATCCGTGGTCATTGCTGGAATATAATCAACTGATTTGAAAGTATTATCGATGCTATTAAAGACACGATTTTCTAGTTCATAAATTACTTCATCCATTAAATCCACACCGTTAATAACACGATATGCCTTACTTGCAACACCCATATGGTCGATATTATAACAACCAATATCACGACCAACATGTACATAAGTAGCTTTCTCAGGAGAGAATGCTTTCAACATACCTAAGAATTGTGGAGTAGGTGGAATGAAAGTTTTAGTTGTAGTTGTATTAGTTGCAACATTATCTAATGCAAATGGGAAAGCATTATCTTTACCAACATTGATTGCATTGAAAATCAAATCAACGATGTTAGAAGCACTCTCTGCTAGGAAGTTAGCTGGATTTGCATTATACATCTTCATCATTTGTGCAGTGAACTTATTTTTGAAACGGAAATATTCGTATTGCGTAAAAATAATAGCAGAGAATAAATCTAGGTTCTCGTTAGCACTGTGAAGCATTAATGGAAGTAGTGATGTTTCATTCTGGATAATTTTAGTACCAACAGAATTATCAACAAGACCTGCTTCTAAACGAAGTTCGTAATTGTTTAAATCATTAACTGAACCACTGGTAATATTCTTACCAATAATTTCAAGGAAATGTGGGGTATATTCACCTTGGTGAATAAAATCAACAAATTCGTTATAAGGATTGTTCTGTAGGTTAATAGGAATCTGGTATACACCTAGTGTTTCATCAGGAACCTTAGTTGGACTATAGGTAACAATTTCAATAACGCTGTCTTCATTAATAGAAGTACTATTGTTGAAAGTAATACTTTCTACATCACCATCTGAATTTAATGTGGTAGTGTAGTCAAATGTTTTTACGCCATCAAAGAATACTTCTAATGATTCATCAGTATTGTTTGGTGTAATTTTCTGTGCCAATTCATAGGTGTGTTTAAAGCGGTCGGACTGAACTGCAACACTACTGATGACATTCCATTTCATAAAAGTACTATTTGATGGTTTGTAATATTTGTAGGTAGAGTCATTTTCGACCACATAAGCATACATATTTTCAATCGGATTCTTATACAGATTCATTTCTGAAACAGTATTGAATACACGATACATTGAAGTTTTAGTGACTTCAGGAACTTGACGCACGTATTGTTTAGACTGGTCTTCACTTCTAACCCAATCTGATTTTAAATTCTGTTCTAATACACCACCAACTTCAGAGATTACATTATAGAAGTACAAGCCTGGGATCTCAGTGATCGCACCAGCTTTAGAATACGAATAACGTGTAGTCTGTAGGAAGTTTTCAAAGATGTAGTAGTTGTATTCACTAAGTTCAACATGTTTGCCATAGATTTTATCTAAGCCGTAGTTGAAGTTAATTTTCAAGCCAAATAGACTTGAACCAGAAAACGTACTGCTAGGATAAACAGTGCTGTTGTCTAGTTTAATTCCGTTCTTATCATAAAGTTGGAAGATAGGGAATGTGTTTACTCCAGTTTTAGCTTGTGCAGTGATCCAGTTACGACCATTCCAGTAAACTGAAGTGTTGCCGTAAACGTCACCAGAACGAATTAGAACGACGTCACCGGTAAGTGGCTCACCAGTAGGGCGTACTGTAGTTTCTTCGTCTTCGTCTAATACAAGGCCATATACACGTGTTCCATCAGCCATTTGCTTAATGTATACTTTATAGATACGGTTGTTTTCTCCTGGGTTACCAATACTAGTGAATAGAATACGGTCGCCAGCAGAAAGAATGTGTCCATCGATACGGACGTTGTTACTCACGTTTTTTTGAACAATATCTTCAGGTTTAACTGAGTCAGATAAGTAATCAACAACACCACGGAAAGTTGTTCCGTAATTTGTTAGTTCGATATTTTTATTATATTCGATAATTGGTGCCTGAGCACGGCTGAATCGAGTTCCCTGAGCACTTTGTTCAGTTACTACTGATCCATCAGGTAGAGTTTGACCTACGGTGTACCAGAAGTTCTGTAATGACCAAGTGTTTCCGTTAAGAGCACCGCGTTCCATTACGATATAGTCTGGAGAAATACCATATTCGTTTTCATTATCCCAAAGATATGAACTGTAGTTTTGAATTTTATTAGGGTTAATTGGGGGAGTCCATGAATAGAACTTACCACTTAATAGACGTGCTTGATTATCAGTAAGAGCACCGTAATGCTCCAAATAACCAACTAAGTCAGGGTAAAACTGGAGAGAACGAACGCTGGTATCTGCATTATGTGAAACGTATGCAGTACTTAACTGATATTCCTGACGTGCAATGTCTAATTCATTTAAAAAGATCTTTCCTGAAGCCGAAGGTGATCCGCGATCACCGATATAACCGTCTACGATTTCTTCATCTGCTGGATTAAACCATTGTTGAATGATATCATCACTGAACATTTGAATCTGTTCAAGATTTTGCATCCACTCAGGTAATCTCTTTATGAACAATTTTTGATTAACAGCTTCTGATACTTTTGAAGGCTGAAATTTAAATCCGTTCGCCATGTTATTCTCCAATAAAAATTCTTTCTCTCATTTGTTTTATTTATAGAAGTAGAAAGGGCATCATAAGATGCCCTTTAATTATTAACGTCCGATGTTAATATTACTTTTCGCTAGAGAGTTAACGATAATAACGTTATCAACGGTTGCTGTGCTTATAAACAACTGGTTTGATTCACTTGGTATTTCGAACAACTCACCAAATTTTGAACTTGGATTTTGTGGAACGATAACTACCGAAGCAATTTCAGTACTTAAATTTATGTGAATGTAAGTTGCAAGTTCAGTGTAATAGAAACTTTCACCGAAATCCCAATTATCTACACTGAAGAAGTCATTAGTTAATGAAATAACCTTCTGACGAATCTCATCATCACTTAATTTAGAGTTTGCAAGCTTGATTACTTTAAAATCTGCACGATAATCTGCATCAGCAGTATCACCAAATAGTTTTAAGTACGTCGCACTGTGCCAGATAGTACTGTCACTTATGACAATCTTATTATTAACTTCAGCAAACATCTCATTTAGTTCTGAACTGGTTGGCGGTTTAGGGAATTCTGAACCATCTGCTTTCTTCAACCATAAATCTACCGCAGTTTTATATGAATTTGTTAATACATACATATCAATCAAGTTAGTTCTGCTTGGGTCGATACGATTATCATCCGGTGCATAGTGCTTCCAGTGATAGTTTATATCAACTCGTGCATCTTTCTTAATAAAATAGTCAGTACTTACGTTCTCATAACCATAATAATCTAATTTAGTAGATTCAATTGCTGTATCATCACTCATATTTTCGATTGCTCGAACAAATGCTTGCTCAACAGTAATAGGATTGCTGTCAGTTGCTAGCGTCATGTTAGATACAAAGCTGTTTAAACGGTCATTGTTGTTACCAACAACTTGTTTAACGAAATATGCAGACCCATTATATTCAAATCCTATTACAAAACCAGCACCCTTGTTATACAAGTTAGTGATAGAAGTACTTCGCATGTTTACATTACGTAATAGTGCAGCCTTTTTATATGCAATAGTCTCTGAATTAGCTTGTGCAGCAGTGTATGTCCAAGAAGTATCTAAGAAAGTAAAGTTTGGACCAGTAGGATCAACAATATCAATCGTAAAGTCTGAATTTTCTTGGAAAAATACCCATTGTTGGTACTTAGTCAATTCTTCACCTGTTAAAGTTGGAACAATGTTCCTGAATTGATTAGGATTCAACGGAATTCCACTAGAATCACGAGATGAACTGGTTACAATCACACGTGAACCATCAATATAACCATTTTCCTGATTTACAGTCTTTATAATCTGGAAAGATTCATCATCAGTATAACCATTATTATTTTCATAATTGGAATTATAAGACAAAATGACAATTTTATCAGATTGAACTGTACCAGTACTAATATCGCTGATGTTATCAGTGCTTACGAAGTAGAAACGAACCTTATCACCACCAACAAACACATAATTAACGCCATTAGACACAAATTCCCATGATTCTGCTGTATATGATACTGTTACTAGGATTGGATAGGTAATATTTTCATATTGAACCGTATCACCAGTGAAAGTACCTTCAATCGGAATCCAAGATAGTGTATTTGGTACATAAATCAGAATAAAGTCAGTTTTCTTATCTAATGCTGCCGCAATAGTCTGTACTTCAATGTTTGAAAACTTAACACGGAACGGTTTAATGTATTCTGTACATAATTGGTTAGCTGAAATAGGCATTGACAGTACTAAGTAGCCATTATCAAATACATCAACAACTGAAGTCCATACATCAGCACCTGAAGCAGTAGGGAAGTTGATTATTGTACCAATATCATAAGAAACTGGTGAACCACTTGCCATAATACGTCCATAAGTATTAGATGAATAGCTTGAATTGAACTCTGGAGTCCATTGCTGGTTCGCTACAATACGTACTGTGTTAGTTGGATATTCCTGATATAGCTGAATTACTGAGTTTGCAGAAATCAACGGCTGAATTTCATCAATTGCTACTGCCGTATTCGATTTACTACTAGGAAGTAGTAAAGAATTACGTGCTTGAACGCTATCACGGTAAATTGCCCCATCATCAGTGAAAACATCGGTATTTTGATACTTTCCAGTAGGGTCATTTATATCAATGAACCGTGATTGTCCTGAATATATACGGTTTATGGCCTTTGCCTTTAAAACCGAGTTACCAAGCATCAACGGTGCAATATTATAGTCTTCGCCATTAACAAAACGGTTCTGAGTGTAATATAATTGTGGTGCACGCTCTTTAATTTGCTCTAAAGTCTCTTTAGACTGTGCTAATGATGACTGAAACTGTAAACTAAACTGCATATCAAGGGTACTACTTTCAAATTCTGACTGAGAATTAGTACGATATGTATATTGAACAGGTTTGTTCTGAATATCAGTAGTTTTGATTGTATATGTCTCACCATTAGATACACGATACCAAAAACGATAAGAACCACGTGGTACTTGACCACTTCTTGCATCAGGGAACTTAATAGTTACTTGGTCATTGTCGCGAGTAGTTACAGAGAAGATATTTTTCTGTTTACGGTCAACTGAGTTATACGAAATTGATTCAATTGCCGGAACACGAGTCCATTTAGTTCTTACTAAACCGTCTTCAGTGATTTCCTGCACCCAAACATCAATTTCATTGATATTATTGGTATCAAGATCCTGTGTACGGTTTTCAATACGCTGTTCATAATCATAATCAGTAAATGATAGATTACCTTGTTTGAAATAAACAAAGAAACCAGTATATGGAGAATCGAATCCATTACCATCATTACGATAGATTATATGTTTTTGTTCTTGTGGCTGTGGATGACGTTCTTCCGCTGTACCAGTACTTGTAATATCAGGGTTAACAACTTCAAATGCCATTGATTCACCATTAATATTCGCAGTAAATGGAATATTAGGAGCACTCATTGGAATTGTATTCATTTGGTATAGTTGGTTAGACACACCGTTGACCACAATCTTTTTAATAGGGTCACCAAATTGGTTGGTATCAACAAATGAGCTGTTCATTACTAGAATAAAGTTCTCATACCAGTTTGGATCACTTGGATCATTCCAACGGATAACTTTATTACGTAAAGAAGTTCCGAAACTGTTTTCAATATTTTGGTTTGTTTTAACCGTCATGACTTTTGCAAGTCCACGACCCGGATATGCACGTTTTGGTGCATATGAAATCATTTTAGCTAATTTTAATACTGATGCTCTACGTTCTGCTGTATCAAGAAAGTTCTCTCTACTGTTCATATCCATACGGAACGCAAGGTTCTGACCAATAAGAGCAATGGTATCAAGAATGAAAATAAACTCATCATTTTCAATCCAGTCATTGAATGAATCAGGATATGTCAAACGTAAGTAGTTAATCATACTTTCACGTATAGTGTCGAAATCGTAGGCTTGTAGATTGATTTGAGCAAAACTTTCATAAACTTGTTGCCAATCTTCAGCAGCATACAAATTAGATTGTCTTTTTTGTTGTGCCATGTTTATATACACCTCATATAATAATATAGAAATATTTATCCAAAAGAAAAGGCATCTCGAAAGATGCCTTTAACTTATGCGGCATTAACAAATGCCATTCGTTGTTGTGAACGATTATCAAAAACTAATGATAATTCTTCAACCGTTTCTAGCTGTACATAGTTTAGTACTAAGTCAATTCTATATCCGTATTCAACACTGGATACTGTAACAGATATCAAATATAATCTAGGATCTTGTGAAACTATATTTCTACAATCTGCTTCCAGTAATTGTGCATTACCGGGTCTATCAAGTTCGAATAGTAAATCCCAACCAATAAATCCGTAATCTACATCCATCACTCTCTCACCCTTACGAGTATTAAAATGATTTAGTAAATCCTGTTTGACCAAATCGACGTCATAAAGTACTTGCGTCTTCCCCACTATTGGAGAAGAAAATCCTTTGAAAATAATTGCCATCTACTTGTTTCCTTATTGCGATTCAACGATACGTGCTAATGCTTCTGCACGTGAAGTTGCTTGTTTGTACCAAGCAGAATTACGCATCCCTGCTGCTGCACCTTTATAATCACCCCTAGCCATACATGATAAGGTGTTTTTGAATTGCAGTACTTTACCTTTGCCCATTTGGAATACCATTTGAGTTAGGACTTTCTGTAATTCAATACCACCTTTCATTCCGTACTGCTCATAGATTGATTTTGCGTCAGCAACTTTAGAAGCTAAATCTTTATCCAATAGAGCATTTGCTTGGCTTTCAGTTAAACCTTGTGGAAAGCTTTCACCTGCAACCAATAAATGTCCATATCCAATTGTTGGATAACCTAAACTATCTTTGTAAGTCCAAAATTTATTATTCTTGAAAAAACCTACCTTTGTCTGGTAGGCAATAGTTCCTTCAAATATTTTAATATCACTCACAAGTTTAGGGTCTTGACTTGTTAAAATCCAATTACTCATATATTTACCTCCTGAAAATAATCAGTATAGGTATTTATTGAGCAGCCTCTAATCTACGGGCCATAACTTCTGCCCTACGAGTTGTTTGTTTATACCATGCAGAATTTCTAATTCCTGCCGCTGCCGCTTTGTAATCACCGTTAGCTATTGCCTGAAGTGTATTTTTGAATTTAAGCACACCACCTTTACCCATCTGGAATACCATTTCGGTAAGTACTATTTGAACAATATATGGAGTTTTCATCTTATATTGTGCATAAATTGATTTAGCATCGTTGACAGTTCTCACTAAATCTTTTTGTAATAGTGCGTCTGCTTGGGCTTCATCTATACCACCAGCAAAGTTATCACTAGCTGTAATTAAGTGACCATATCCAATAGTTGGATAACCCAAGCTATCTTTATAAATCCAGAATTTATTATTACGGAAATATCCAACTGCTGTTTGATATTGAATTGTACCTTCAAACTCTTTAACTTCTTCTAAAAGTTTTCCATCACTAGGTGCAACTTTCCAATCCACAGCTTGCTTATCGATGTTAGACAAGTCTTCTGCTGGAGATGATGCAGATGCATTAGATGTTCGACGCTTCGAACCTGAACGTTGTGGGACGTGTAGTGAGCCACGCTGTGCATATCCTGAACCTATACTACTAACAGTTGTAATAACAACCAAGTCAGTACTATCAGGTGAATAACCAGTAGATGGAGCAGGATTTGGATTTGATGGCTTACCAATAGTTAAACTTTTGTTAGCACAATCTGCACCTTTCCCGGTTACAGTACTGAAGAATAATCCAGGATCAACTGTACCTGAGAATCCATATATATTTGCAGATACTAAACGTATCTCATATGAGAATACTCCATCAGCCGTACCTATTTTCTGTCCTTTTTTGACAGTATCTTTATTATTAACAGTAGCAGTAATATCATAGAACACCGATTTATAACCAATAGGGTGCGTGATTATAATACCCCCATTTCCCATTTTGGTCACAAGACCACCTTCAGGAGCTACAACATCTCCTTTAGCCTGTATAATCCAACCATTTCTATTTGTTGTTGAACCTGATTGTGTTGGAACACCTTTACCCCAAAAACCAAATTGACGAATTGTACCAGTACATGGCATAAACAATTGCAATCCTTCATATGTGGTGGTATAAGTACTTGAACCATCACTACCATCAGTTACTACTAAATCCTGTGTAAGAACTTCATTTACTTCAGTAGTGCTATTTACATGTTGTACTGTGCTTTGAGCTTGGGCTGTTGGTGTAACTGGTGCTACATCATTAGCCGGTTGCGGTTCAGCAGCAGCCTTAGCATTATTAGAACCACCGCCCTGAACAGGTGCAGCCATTTCATTACTATGATCAGTTGGACTAGCAAACGCAGCATGTAAGTGGATGTGATTATTTAAACCAACAGATGGTGTTACAAAGTCAGGTGCATTGATTTGAGAACTACTATCAACGGTTCCTGCAATAGTAAAGTGTGTTCCAGATCCAGTTAAATTTACTGAAGTTGGTGCAGTTAAATCAAAGGTTGAACCAGTTTTAATTGCAGTGTTTTCACCAGAAGTAATGTTAGTACTTGAACCTGATTGTACACGAATACTCGCCGCAGCTACTAAACGTAAATCAGCACCAGTATTAATAACAACCTGTCCACCTACCAATGCATCTAATTTACCAGTTAGATTTAATTTAGTGTCACCTTGTGTATGAACATTTAAATTACGACCAATTTCAAGGTTCATATCTCTTTTAATTGAAAGGTTGAAATCTTCATCAGTTCTGATAGTAATACTTTTATCAGAGTGTGCAGTAATTTGTCCATCAGCAGTCATTTCAATACGTGCAGTACCGTCACGGTTAATAATAAAAACATTACCGTCACTTTCAGAAAGTAGAAACTGTGCACCACTTCTGGTACGTAAAATAATACCTTCACTTTTACGCAAACCAACAGTTGTATCATTTACTGGATTGTTCTGTTGAGTATTTTGGTAACCATCTGGATCTTCATCCCAATTGGGTGCGGTTAGTTCTGCATCGATATAACCATCATCGATGATAAAGTTATTTCCACGCGGTGAAGCAAGACCATAAACAGTACTGGTAGTTTGACGAGTACTACTCCGGTTCGGTACACCTTTTTGTTCATCATAAAGAAGGTTTTGTTTTGTTAAGCCAGCTACTAACGGTACGTTAATATACTTCTGGTCTAACTGTGTTTGTAATGTATTACGGTCATAGTCAGTAACTGGTACTGGCATATCATAACCACTGTTTGGTAATTTCTGCGTAGCACTTCCTGGAATCATGGTATTCATTCGGTCATCAAAACCACATGCGAACCAATAACAATCATGGATATTACCATTAGCAAAGAATATTGCTACACTAACTCCAACGTCAGGTGGAACTCCCCAAAAGCCATAGCCTTTAGGGAATTGTTGATATGATTCCGCTCCTGGCTCTCCTGGGGTTCTTCCTGCAAATGGTGAAAGATATGACGCAGTAATCCATGAGCCTTTTGAATCATCAGCACTTTGTGAATTTTGCACCCACACTTTCAACTTTCCGCTTTTTTGTGGATCGCGATTATCCATTACAGTTGCTAGTTGTACGAATTTTGGATCAAATCTGGCTGTTTGGTTTTTAGCAAACGCCTGACTTTTACTTAGATTTGAATCAGCCATTATTGTGTTTTCCCATTTCTCTTAATTGATTCAGGACTTTCAGTAACCTGATTGTACTGATCTTTTCTGCGTAGTGAACGTATTACGACACCACCAGTAATTTGTTGTGTAAATGAACCATTGCTATTAAATTCACTCACTACTTTATTAACTCTATAGAAAGTTTGTGCAAATACCGATGACTGATTAATTTCTAATATTCCAGTTTCATCACTGATAGCAACAATTGGTTTAAGGTTTAATAGCAAATATGTTTCAGTAGTTAGATAGTTTGCGAAGTGAATGTCTTCTGGAGTTTGCTGAATATCCTGACCTTGAACTGCTCTTTCCAAATACTGCATATATGAATAATCACCCCATCCTAACCAGAATGGATCACCAATAACTTTCATGTCTAATTTAGCTAAGAATGAACGGTTATAGTAGTTGTCTCGAACAAGCCTACGTTCCATTTCATCATTGGAGCTGTTATCACCCTTTGAAGCTGAGTTAGTAGTTTTGGTATTCGTTGGTTCGGTTGGAACAGAGTCAACACGCGGTGCACCAATACCATTAGTACCTTCAGTTGTTAAATCAATATCGTTTCTAAAATCTTCAATATACTTAGGAACTGCCGCCGCTAACGAAAGGTTATAGTTACTTTGGTCAGTTTCACCTTCAGTTGGCATTACGTTACTTTGAGATACACCCTGTGCATCACGAATAAACTGGCGTTCTTCATCAGAAAGCTGTCTTCCATTCTCTTGTTCACGAAGTAGACTTTGTGATTTAGCCCATAATCCTGCTGTATCATTAGTACTGAATTCTTGACCAGCTAATTCTAATGTTTCAGCAGTGTGAGTACCTGAACTGTTGGCTTTATCAATTTGAGATTGTGGGTTACGAATAACCGCCAAGTTAAATCCTTGATCATATTTTAAATCCAAATTAATAATCTCATTATTCAAACCACTGAACTGATAGTCATAACGTTTAGCATTTATCTTTGGCTTTTTATTTGGATCTCTTTCATCTGCAATCTTGTCTGCGTTTTCGTAGAAATAATCCAAGTTGAAAACATCATGTGCCAAATCATCTTTTGAAGTTACATCACCAATTTTATATTTCAATATATAGAAAAAGTTTTTAAATGCAGAGGTATCACGTACTGGATCATATCCAACATAACGGGAAACTGGAATAATATTCACAAACTGTCGTCTTTTATCAGTACTTTCATGTAATGGCATACAACAGTCCAATACATCATCGATTACACGAGAAATAGGAACATCTGCACCCCAAGTAAATTGTTTAGCTGCTGATGCACCTGATGAAGTCTGATTAACTTCTGGACTTTGTTTAACATCGTAGTTAATAGTCATGCTTCCTAATTCAGAAGGACATATCAATTTAAAATACTCATCATTTGCAAATGCACCATAACGATAACGCAAATATCCGTACTGATCAGTTGCAACTTTATTCATATGGTCTTGTAACTGTTGTATAAATGCACCAAAGTTTCCAGTAGTACAAGTATATGGTTCCATTAACGTCCAATCACGGTTTTCCATGATTCCACCACGAGTACTTGCCATTGTGAATGTATAAGCCATTGTTCCACCTGATGGTGAAGCAGAGCCTTGTATTGTGTTGATACGGACTCCCCATTTTCTATTCAACGAAGTAATAGTTGTTGCAACTCCAGTATCTTGATCATATCCGATGAAGTTCAATTCGAGAACAACTGGAACATCCATGAATTTTTTATATCCCAATTCATTTGAAAGTACTACTAAGTCATCAAATAAACTCATTCCACCGTTCTCTTGAACTTCCATAATTACGCTATTCAACGAGAAGTTAGAAGTTAATCCTGGTGTTGCTGGGCCAGCAACTGTCATTTTAACACTGTTAATACTGTACTTACCGGTCACACCACTTTGTGCAATAATGTACTTAGACACTTCTGCGTTTGGGTTATCCAAAAAGAATTCATATTCATTTGGTGCCATCGTATATAGTGAAAAGTTCCACGTATAGTTATGGTAAGATAGTAGTGGATTATCATATGGAAGTACTAAGCTATTCAAATCTAAATTTGAGTAGGTTCCGTCTGCTGCATTATATGATTTTTGTTTTTCATTAGTGATTCGAGCAACATATCCATTAGTAGTTCCTGGTATCATACCTTTTACTGTATTTTCAGTTTTGGCAACACCTTGTTTTAGATTATTAACTGAAGCATTTGCTGCTGCCGTTGCACTATTTTTAACTGATTGTGCTGTCTGATTAACTGATGATATAGTTGAATCAATAGATGCGGAGACTTGTGCAGAAACACCTTCTATATTAGCATCAGGTAAAGATGTTGAACCGGTTGTTGCTTTATTGATAATATTATTAATTGATGCCATGTTTTATATCCTTACTTAACGCTGCGTGGTCCATTCAACCAAACTTGAACACGTTGTAATGTTGGAACTAGTATTACTTTACCTGCACTAAAATCATAAATCGGATCTTCAATAGTGTTTGGATTAAGTAATGCAAAAATGTAGTATAATCTTTCATTTCCATACAAATCTTTAGCTAGACGCCAAGGTTGTTCTGCATATTGAGAAGGAATTGTATATTGAATATCAGAATCTGCTGGAATGATTATTTGTGGTAAATTATAATCAAGATACCAAGTTTGTTTCACCTTTGCATAAGGTGAATAAAGACTGTATTTAACGGACATTAAATAAATCCTCCTTTACGAAGCATCTCACCGCGTTTAAATGAATTTAAGTTAAACTTATTAGTCATGAAACTTGGAGTAGGTTGCTGTTCAAGTTGTAATGTTATAGTCATTTTTTGTGGAACCCATACTTCATTCTGTGGGTTGACTGTACCAACATCTCTAAGATTTTCGAAGTATGCACGTGTTGCCGAATCACTATAATCATATCCATCCAGAGATGAATCTACAGGAACTTGGATATATGATACATCATCAGGATAACTGAATGCGTATGATTTAATAATAACTGGAATGTCGTTATAAATGTAACGACCGTACCCACTTAGTAATAGTATTGGTGGTGGTGCACCAACTACTGCAAAATCTGGATTCTGTGAAAGTGCAGCGGATCTACCAAAGTCCATTAAAGTTATTGAACGGACAAAGTGCATACACGCAAGTGTATACATAGCTTCCATTGCAGTATTACTATAGAATGAACCTTGGATTGTTAGTATTGTATTTGATGTATTTTTGTAGTTGTTATAACCACTGTTAGTATGAACTGGTTGTTCCATTTCATAGTTAACTGTACGTTGTTCAGATATGATAGGTGTATAGTTCCATACCATACCATTTGTGACACGTAAAAAAGACAAAATAGATTTCTGAGGTACACCACCATTGGATATGTCACCATATACATAGTTAGCCCCAGCATCTTTCGGTCTTAATCTTATTCTGCGATCTATCATAAACGTTCTCCGTGAAAATATTATCAAGTATTTATAATATGAAACGAAATTGAAAATTATGGTATAATAGAGAGGTAAAACAAGGATCGTTTTATATAAAAACATGGAGATTTTGAATGGCAATTAAACCCAAACGCAAGAAGTACTTGAACAATGCGGATTTGCTAAGAGAAATTCATATCAGTAAAATGTCATACTGTTGGGTTCTAGACGATGCTTACAGTATGTATGATTACATCGTCTTCGACGAGTCCGAAATTACTGAAGAATTACTTGAACTGGCTAAAGCAGAGCGTATCAAACGCATTAATTCCAGTACACTTGATAAAATACGTGCGGCTAACGCATTCACTGCCAAGAAAACTAAAGAGCACGCAGAAGAAAACAACCTTTTACTTTCAGATGTTCCAATCGATGAAGTTGTTATTCGTGTCATTACAAATGTACACATTCCTTTTGTAGAAGGGTCTAACGACGAAAAGAAAGTACGTACAAACTTCGAACCATTTAAACATTATATTGTTGATGAAACTGGTGAGCTTTACGAAGTTGCACGTTCACACTGGAAAGGTGACCTTGAGGATGGAGTTTTCTCTATGACTCATGGGAGACAAACAAATGAACTCGGTAAGATGTTCATTAAGTTGGCAGAAGAAATATCTCACAAACCTAATTATCGTAATTATACATACTTAGATGAGATGATGGGTGATGCGAGAATTCAACTAGTTAAGAACGCACTACTCTTTACAGAAAGTATTCTGTATAAAAAGGTTAAACCTGCTGTGCAGCTTAATCCTTTCGCATATTATACTTCATTCGTTAATAACGCATTTCGTTCAGTACTTAATTCTGAAAAGAATGTTCGCAATATTCGTGATGATTTACTTGAGTTACATGGTTTTAACCCAAGTCATACACGACAAATTGAAATCGAAATGAAGATGCTAGAAAGGAAGCAAAATGGCACTGTTTGATAAAGCTATTATTTTTACTGATATTCACTTAGGTTTAAAGAATAACAGTAGGGAGCACAATACTGATTGTTTTGAATTTGTTAAATTCATGATCAGTGAAGCAAATGAAAGAAATATCAGAACCTGTATTTTTATGGGTGATTTCTTCCACAATCGTAGTAATATTAACATTCATACATTAGACTTCGGTCTTCAAATCATGCAATTACTAAATGATTCATTCGATATTACCTACTTTTTAGTAGGTAACCATGACATGTATCATAAAAATAAACGTGATGTAACAAGTATTAATATGGCAAGAGTGTTTGATAAGATTCATTTTATCAATAACATTGAATCCATTGATGATTGTGCGTTTATTCCATTCCTAATTGATGATGAATACAAACAACTTCCTTCTTTGCGTGCAAAATACGTGTTTGGACACTTAGAACTTCCCGGTTATCTTTTAAACAAGATGGTCGAGATGCCTGATCATGGTAAAGAAACGGAAGATTCGTTTAATGGATGTGAATATGTCTTTAGTGGTCATTTCCACAAGAGACAAGCTAAAGTAACGTCAAAAGGTACTAAAATTCTGTACACAGGAAACTGTTTCCCTCATAACTTCTCAGATACTTGGGATGATGCAAGGGGTATTATGTTCTTAGATCATGGTTCAGAGCCAGAATTCAAAATGTGGCCCGGTGCACCTCGTTACAGAACATTTACACTATCAGAATTACTATCTGAACCTACATATTACCTTGAAGACAATGTAATTGCTAAAGTTCAGATTGATATTCCGGTAACTATGGACGAAATTGGTTTTATTCGTGAAACTTTTACGAAATTGTATAAGATTCGTGAATTTAACATTATTCCAGGCAAGAAAGCAGTAGAGAACAACTTTACTGGTGAAGATTTCTCAGCAGGTACTGAAACAGTTGATGAAATTGTTATTGCTCAAATAAAAGAGAATAAATCTAACGTTATCGACAATGAACTTTTGATTCAACTTTATCTATCACTATAATTGGAGGCAGGATGCTATCTATTAAACGCATTTCAATGCGTAATTTCTTTTCTTTTGGTAATGCACCCCAAGTTTTAGACCTAGATAGTACTGACCTAGCGTTAGTACTAGGTCAAAATAATGATGCATCAGTAGGTGATGATGCGGCGGGTCGCAGAAATGGTGTTGGTAAGTCTGCCATCATTCAAGGTATTGTTTATGGGTTATATGGTAAGAGTATCAGTAATGATATTAAGATCCCTAATCTAGTAAACAAGATTAACGGCAAGAATTGTGAAGTAACGATTGATTTCGAGAAAGATGGTGTTGAATATAGAATTGAACGTGGGAGATCTCCCACGTTTTTTAATTTCTTAACACTAGAAGATGGGAAAGCAGTAGCAGATGAATCTCGTGGGGAAAAGAAAGATACCCAAGAAGACTTAAATGAGATTTTAGGTATATCACAATTACTCTTTGAACATATTGTAGTACTTAATGCTAACGTAGAACCTTTCTTATCACTTTCACAACAGAAACAACGTGAAATGATTGAAGAACTACTTGGTATTACCCAACTAACCGAGAAAGCTACTCTACTTAAAGATATGTACCGTGAAACTAAACGTCTTGCAGATCAGGAAAAGTTCAAAATTGAAACTATTACTGAATCAAACAAGCGTATCGTTCAAAGTATTGAGTCTTTACAGACTAGAGCTAATGAATTTGAACAGAAGAAAGCTAAAACTATCAATGATTTAATTCAAAGCTTAGGTGATTATGAAGATATTGATTTTGATGTATTATTTGCACAAGCTTCATTAATGGAAGAAGCAATTAAACACAATAATAACCGTATTAACCTTGAAAATCGCGTTGCACAACTTGCAGTTAAGCATGAAGAGTATTCTAACGCATTACATACCAAAAAAGTACAAGTACTTAACAGTATTGATGAACTTTCTAAGTTCGATATTGCATCCGAGTTAGCATTACACGAAGAATTAGCAAATTGGGTTTTTAAAGAGCAAGTACTTAAAGAAGCATTGAATACCAAACGGTTCAAAGAGCAACAAATTAAAACGGTTACTGATCGAATTGCTCATCAGGAAGGTTATTTGCAGAATGAACAACAGAAACTAGCTGAAATTGCTGAAAGTAAGTGTCCATTATGTAAACATTCATTAGAACATGATGATAATCATTCTGTAATGAAGCAGAAAGCAGAAGATGAAGTGCAAAAGATTACTTCCACGATTGAAACACTAACTGGAGAGCTACAAACTCTACAATTTGAAGTTTCTCATTTGGAATTGTTTGAAATGCCAGCTAAACCAGTGACATTTTATCGTACTTTGTCAGAAGCAAAGCTACATGAACACAAACTTGAAGAACTAATCAAGAAAAGTACTGATGAAGATATTAATATCTATGATGACGAACTAATGTCTGCATTTACCGAGTTAGAAAATACAGAGATTAAAGAATATGAAGAGACTTTTAGTACTGATGAGGTTCGTGACCTACAACATTCATTTAATTCTTTAGTTTCATCATTGGAACGTGAACAGGCTTCAGAGAATCCATTCTTTGAGCAAATTGAGACGTTAAAAACAAACTCAATTCAACATGTTGACTATGATGAATACAATAAGTTAGTAAAACTATCAGATCATCAAGATTATCTAGCTAAACTACTTATGAATAAAGACTCATTTGTTCGCCGACGCATCATTGAACAGAATATTTCATTCTTGAATTCAAGATTGCAGTACTGGATTGATAAGTCAGGCTCACAACATACTGTTGAATTCCTAAATGACTTAAGTGTAGACATTGAACTTAACGGACAGTCATATGATTTCAAACAGTTGTCTCGTGGTGAAAGAACTCGTGTTATTATTGCATTGAATTTAGCATTCCGTGACACATATGAATCACTTTATCAGGGAATCAATGTACTATTAGTTGATGAATTGTTGGATAATGGACTTGATACCGGTGGTATTGAATGTTCATGGCATATGCTTCAAGATTTAAGTGCAGTCCGTGGTAAAAACATCTTTGTTGTATCACACCGTGAAGAATTAGTAAGCAGAGCAAGCTCAATACTTCGTGTTGTGAAAGAAGATAGTTTTAGTACTATGGAATTCTGTGATGTATTAGACCTATAAACAAAAAGGAGCCATTAGGCTCCTTTTTTTATGTGTAGCATATTCAAATCACCGGACTTAATAAGTTTCCGTGCTTGATTAGCTCTTTTAGATGAATTAGACTCAGGTTCTACTCCAAAAGAAATTAGAATTGAGGATTGTTGTGCTGCGGGTAGGTTCTTAAACTTCTTTACATCAATTGTAAGTGCAGTATGGTGAATAACTTGTTCTTCTTCTGGTATATTACCATTACGTTCAATATAGTCTGCTAGATTTCTAAGTACTTCATGTATTGGTTTATCAGTTAAATGTCCAAGGCATCTACGGTATGAGTTAACTACTCTACCTTCCCATCCATTTACTTCATTTTGAAGTACTTCACGACAATGTTGATTACCTGAGTGTTGGTGATCAAGTACTGGTTTAGTTATGCGAATACCAATGATTGGATCAATACCATTTTGTTTTTTTAATAGTTCATTCCTATAGGCTGCTGCCTCTTTAGGATTTTTTAATCTTTTCTTCATATGTACTCCAAAAACGTTTACTTTATGTATTTACAAGAAAGTGAAACAGTGAACGTTTTTGTGGTATAATATGATTGTAGTAATACAACCCTGCTTGGCAGTACTTAACAGTACTGATAAAATAGAACCTAATTCACTCGAAAATGTAGAGGATAGATGAGAAGTTCAAGCAGTTCGAAGTGCAGAAGACACCCGTTAGGAGATGGCATAGTTTGTACCACCCACGGCAATACGGCACTATAAAGATGTTCACTAAGCTGACAGAACATCCTCGATAGATATATAGGAATCGCCCCTACCAAAAAGCTAAGGGAATTTAACTGATGTTAAATAATGCGATGGTTTTTATACAATATAAATCCGTCCATTTTCAGTTGATAGGTTTTAAGTTTGATTGTATAGACTTAAAACTGAGTGTGGTAAGCCCACGACCGTTGCATAAGACCGTAATAGCGAGAAACAGAGCAACCCGCTTGCGTTCTATTGAAAAATAGAAATTTACGATACAATTAAAGTACGACTATCATCGTCAGAAATTTAGGCACTTTTATAAGTGCTTTTTTTACGTCTTTCCCCTGTGGGGGGATGATAAATGAAACAAATCTCGTCAGTATAAAGTGTGTAACGTTAACAGTGATGCATTAGATATAAATCTGAATTGAGTTGATTCAGTACAGAACGTTAGTGATGTACAGAACAACGAAAATTCTTTGACATTCGAAGAATGGCAAATCTAAAGAGTTAAGATAATTTAGCTACAAAAAAACCAGCACAATGGCTGGTTCTTAATTATTTCTTATTTTCTTTTTTGACCTTTTTATTATATTGCTTCACAAGAAGATCTCTGTCGGTAACAGGCATATTAAGTAGCGTTTCATATGTAGTGTTCTCTATGTACACTGACACCTCCATCAATCCACTTTTAATATCTTCCGAGTTCAATCTTAGGTCTGCTATTTCTTTCCGTATTTCTTCCGGTTCAGAAATTAGAAGCTTTGTACGAAAAAATTGCTTGGGTCAAATTGAAGATTTTCGATTGTCCATTCATGATCACACTTAGAACATCCTACATCCATCTCATGCGAAACTCCGCAATTATTAACTTCATCTGCTTTTTCTCGAATTTGTTTGAGAATAAATGAAGGCTGTACACCCAACCATTCTGCAATAAATTCCTTCTCAGTAATCACATTCCCGTCTACAGTTTCAACACTATCAATATTACAAACAATCATATCAAAACTCAATCTTGTCATTTCTTCAAAGATTTGACTAAAGACTTCCATTTTCTGTTCATCAGTTAAATCATCACGTTTTTCTAGGATCTGTGCTTTCTTTTGTTGCTGGAACATATTCTGTCCAAAGGTATTATATTCCTGCCATGTTTGAGGTCTGAATTTAAGAAGTAGACCACCTACATCTTCTAATAGTAATTCTGGTTGCTTTTCTAATAGTTCAGCACTATCTAATAGTACTTGTAGGTTACGTTCAAATGCACCATGATGACCACATTCAGGACAATCTACTTCAATATGATATTCGGTTTCTTTTGTTGCTAATTTAATTGCAATCAATAGTAGTTCAACATCTGGAACAAAAAGTTTTCTTGCGTCTGCAATATTTGGTACGCAGTTCTCAATAACACTAGATACTGCTTCACCATTCATTAGTGCGTCAGGGTTATTGAACATTAATTCATCTCGTGCAGAACGTGCACAAACGCCACATTCCACAGTGTCATTTACTAAAACACCTTCGTTGTATTTCACAACATTGTTACTTATCAACTTTGTATAAAGTACTTCTACTTTAGTGTACTTTGATAAAGGGTTCATCTTATTCATATCGACTCCATTATAAATATGACTATACTATATATTTTGTATACGATTATTTATGAGGAAGAACACATGGCAGGATTAAGCAACGACTATATCCAACAGCAATTGTTAGACCAAAGTGTTTCCATGAATGATAATTTAAGTGCTATGCGTGAAATACTACTCGACGTCAAAAAGAACACTGGAAAGAAAAATGGTTCTGGTGGAGGCGGTGGTAATAACAATGGAAATGGTTCTGGTAATAACGGCGGAAATCGCGGTAATCGAAGAAATAATGGAAATAATAATCGTAATTCTGGTGGCGGCGGTAGTAGCTTCAAGAATGCATTTAAAGATTTATTCGGAGAAGCATCAAATCTCGGAAGAACAGCGTTAGGTAATAATGGAAATATCCAGAACGTTGTTGGTTCAGTTGGAACATCTGCAAAAATACTACAACGTTCATTGGGTGCATTACCTGGGCCAATTGGATTAGTTGCTAGTGGATTTATGCAAATTGTACAAGTAGGTGCAATGGTTTATGAATATTTAAACCAGCAGTTACAAATGTATAATCAGTTAAACAGTGCTGGTGTTACGTTAGCCAACGGTATGTTGACAGTACGTAAAGGTTCCGGTTCAGCTTTCATGAGCATTAATGAATTTAGCCAAGCAGTAACTAAAAACAGCGATTCGCTAGCTGCAATGGAAGGAATGTACGGCGATGGTGTAGAACACTTTGGTAAATTGCTAAATACCGTTCAACTTACACAGGAACAAATGGGATTATATGGTGTATCCCAACAGCAATTAGCTGATATTACCGCAAAGAACTTCAAATTTGAAAAAATGTATTCTAGTCAACAGACTATGCGTAACATGAATGAATCACAGAGTACAACTAAATTTGTCGGATCAATGACATATCTAAGTAAAGCTGTTGGTAAGAGTGTTGATGAATTACTATCTCGTTTTAACGATTTGAGTACTAATATTGACACTGGAGCCACTATTTCAGCGTTACAAAACCAAGCTGGATTTACTGAAAAGAAATCAGTCGAGGTAATGAAGACCTGGAATGGTATGTTTGCTTCAATGGGTGAATTTGGTAAAACTGCACAACAATTAAATGCTTCAAAATGGTCATTAGGATCATTACCTGAAGAATTTAACGATGAAGTTTCTCAGCAATTCGCACAGTTCATGCAGGGTGTACAAAAATCTGGAATTACAGACCAACGTACTATTAATAAAATGACTGCAAACTTCATTAAAGAACATCAGGATATGATTTCTAAGCAAGCTGATATTGACCGAGCGGTTGGTAACACAGCGGCTGAAAATTTCCACCGTCAAATGCTACAGACAATGAATCTATTAAACGATCCTAAAAATAATCCTAGTCCGGTTATCGAAGAATTCACTAACAGATTTAATTTATGGCTAGGTGCTACATTCACTGAACCTTTTAATAAATTTTATGCTGAAAACGCTGAAAAAACGGCAAAGTATCTTACTGACTTAGCAAATAGAAGTACAGATGGTTGGGATTTTGTATCCAAATTAGCCACCGACTCTTTAGAGAAGTTTAAATTGGGAATGGCAGGGCCATTTGGAATGTTGGCGAGCATACCTAATAAATTAATGGGTATGATTTTTGGTGAATCATGGAATAAAGTAACTGAAGCCTTTAGTAATTTAGGTGGCGATTTAATTCAAATACCAATTAGAGTTGGAAAGTTGATTTGGGAAATGTTTACAGGTTCAGATGCTGATGTTGATGCTGCCGGTAAAGAACTAGCAGGATCAATTAAACATATTTTTTCTGACGTTACTGCGGTATTCAATAAGATTAGTAAATTAAGTATAAACTTCGATGATGTTAAAACTAAATTCCAAGATGCAATAAATTCACTAAAAAGTAAATTCTCTAGTATGTTAGGACGAATTAAAAGCTGGTGGAATGATTCAGATGATGAAGATGTTAAAACAGATGGTAAAACTGCTTCCAATGATGCTAAACCAATATCACCAACTGCTTCTCAGCCTAAAACGGCTGGAGTTCAGAAAGTAACTGCACCACCTGAATATACACCTCCTGCAAAAGTTGAACAAGCCGATCAAAGTGATACTGAAAACGTTCAAACTGCTAAAAATTCAAGTAATGAACAGGCAAGTAAGCTACTTGGCGAAATACTAAATAACCTAGAGCAGCAAGGTCAGAACAACGGTCAAATCGCAGTGTTATTGCGACAGATTGCAGAAAATACCGAGCCACCTCGAAATGTATAATGGAGTTATATAAAAATGAGTTGGAAACGTCATATGACAATGGGGCGTTCGAAGATATCGAGCACCCCACAAAACAACAATCCCGTACAGTCATCAGGAGCGAAAACAAATTTCGCTTCTTATCTACCTGCTGTATATACCGGATTATCAAACCGTGTTGACCGTTATCGTCAGTACGATCAAATGGACCAAGACCCTGAAATTCGCACCGCTTTAAACATTATTGCGGATTTCTGTACACAAAGTACTAAAGATTTTGGATTGCCATTTAATATTCAATATAAAGATACAATGGGTGATACCGAAGTAACTACATTAGAAGATAGATTGGAGTCATGGAGTGACCTTAATGAATTTAAGGTTAGAATTTATGACATTATTCGTGGAATTCTAAAATACGGCGATCAATTCTTTGTTCGTGATCCAGAAACCTTTGAATGGTATTGGGTCAATCCAATGAATGTCGATAAGGTAGTAGTAAATGAATCTACTGGTAAAAATCCAATAATTTATTACATGCGTGATATTTCTCTTAATATCCGTGACAAAGTAATGAGTAATACTCAATTAGGATTTGATAAACAGGCTTACGGTACATTACCTAATTCATTATCTGGTGCTGGAAACCAATATGGTTCAGTAGGTGGAGCTGCCGGAGGCGGTGGAACAGATAGTTCTAATCCATTCGGCACTAACGGTCAATTAGATGTGTTACCAGTAGCGGCTGAACACGTAATTCACCTATCCCTAAATACTGGACAAGATCCTTTCTGGCCTTTTGGTACAAGTATCTTAGAAAATATCTTTAAAGTCTACAAACAAAAAGAACTATTGGAAGATAGTATTATTATCTACCGTGTTCAGCGTGCTCCAGAACGTCGTGTATTTAAAATCGATGTTGGTGATATGCAACCGCACCAAGCGATGGCATATGTTGAGCGTGTTAAGAATGATATCCACCAGCGAAGAATTCCTTCCAATAAAGGTGGCAGTACTTCATTAATGGATGCAGCATATAACCCATTAAGTATTCTAGAAGACTATTTCTTCCCTCAAACAGCGGAAGGTCGTGGTTCATCAGTAGAAACTTTACCTGGTGGTGATAATTTAGGACAAATTGACGATTTACGTTATTTCAATAATAAATTAATTCGTGGTTTACAGATTCCTGCTTCATATCTACCAATGGGACCAGATGATGGCGGTGTAGCCATGTTTGGTGATGGTGCAACACAGGCTATGGCTAGTGAATTGCGTTTTAACAATGAATGTATGCGTTATCAACGTATTATTAGTCGTATTTTTGATGAAGAATTTAAACGTTATATGATTAAAAATGGATATAACATCAGTGCATCATCATTTGAAGTTAATTTCAATCCACCAATGAACTTTGCAGCAAACCGCAGAGCAGAAATGGATGCTAAATTAATCCAAACATATATGCCATTGAATGATCTTCCATACTTCTCTAAACAATTCATTATGAAGCAAATGGGCTTCGAACAAGACGATATTGTAGAGAATGAAAGACTATGGATGCAAGAAAATCCGGGAGCTATTACTAATGCTGCTGGTGAAGGTGCTCCAGGAGCCGATGCGGGTCTACAATCAGTAGGTATTGAATCACCTAATTCACCAGAATCCGATTTAGGATTAGATGATGATGGTAATTTAGCAAGTGCTGACGCCGAATATCAGGAACAATCTGGTGGTGGTGGATTTGACCCTAATAGTTTAGGTAATTCATTTTAACGACCATAAATAGTTATGATTCGTTCTCATGAACGATTAATTATAAGGATGTAGGTTATGTTGGACGAAATTTTTGAAGCTAAAGATGATTCGATGTATGACCCTGAAGATGATCAGACGGTATATCAAATCACCGATACTCGCAAACCTAAATTGACATTGCAAATTCTCAACAACTTGAGAAAGTACAGGGAATTTAAGAAAAACGAAGCCTCCAAGCGTGATGCAGTAGTAGCAGTCGTATATGCGGCTGCACCTGCTGAACAGTCTGGCGGCATGATGTAAGTTATTTTAGTTGAAAAGTACCATTTTTAAGCTTTTTTGAAAATGGTATTTTTTGAATCAATAAATAATGACATACCAAAATAAATTTTTGTATATCTTTTGGAGGATATAATGGCAAATATTAAACTATTGCAAGAAGCTATCCAAGCTTTTGCTAATGGCGATAACGAAGTAGCTGATAAAAAAATGCGTAAGTACTTTGTTGAACAAGCACAAGAAATTAATAAAAAATTAGAAGAAGAAATGGAAGCTGAAGAAGAAGAAGTTTGCGAAGACGTAGACACCGATCCTTCAGAAGATATGACTGACGATGTTGGCTACAAACTAGACGAAGAAGAAGAACTTGATGAAGGTATGTTCGGATTCGCTGGCCTAGCTGAAGAAGAAGAACCAGAAGCTGAAGAAGCACACGGTGATTTCGGTGGTGAAGAAGATTTCGGTGGTGAAGAAGCTGGTGCACAACCAGACGCTGACCAATGGGAATCTATTAAGTCTGCATTTGATTCATTAGAACGTATGTTTGATGAAATCGAAGGTGGAGATGCTGATTTCGATGATCAATCTGATGATTTCGGTGATTCTGAAGAAGAAACTGAAGACGAATTCTCTGATGTAGATTTCGGTGCTGAAAAAGTTGGTGAAGCTTACAAAATGAAAAGTGTAACTGCTCCAGAAAAAACTGAAAAAGCAGGTGTTAACAAGAAGTCAGTAGTTGCTTCTAATGCTAAGTCTCCAGTAGACGGTGTTAAGCCAGTAACTATCAAAGACGGCACTGTTGATGCGACTGATGACAAATTCGAAAACTCAGATGCACTATCTGCGAAAGTTGAAGATAACAACAACGTTATGGACAGCGGTAAGAATGTATTGAAACCAGTAAGTGTTCCTAAAAATACTGCTGCAACTTCTAAATCACCACTACCAAAACAAAAATAATTAAAGAAGGGAGATCATTTTTATGAGCAATATGATTAGAGAATGGTCTTCATTCAATGATTCTAGAATAGTACTAGAGTACAAAGAGGATCAGGTTACTGGACGTAAGAATTGCTACCTTCGTGGTATTGCAATT